AACGCTTTACAATGAATCGAGTTTGCTGCGTGGCATCATTGGCGGTATCAAAGGCACGGTGCAGGTGGTGTTCGATTTCTTTTTATTCGCAGTCGATAGCGTCATAGAAGGATTCAAAGACCTTGGCCGCGTTATAGGTGCTTTTCTAAGCGGCAACATTGATGAAATACCGACCATAATTGGAGAAGCGTTTACTAACGCAGGCGAACGTATGGCCGAATTTGGAACGAAAGCGGCGGAAGATTGGAGAACAGCGGTAGAAGATGAGTTGCAACGCGAGAAGCTTGAGCTGGTTACTGAGGAATCGGTAGCCGATGCAGCCTCACGCCTTTTCGGTATTATGGATTTAATCCCAACGTTTGCCATTGGCGGCGGCGGTGGTGCGGCTGGTGCAGGCGGTGCAACAGGCGGAGGCGGCGGAGGCGGCGCAAGCGCTGCGCAAGTTGGACCAAAGCCGGAGCTGATTCGCGAAAGCAGCACGGCCGTGAGCGAATTGGCTGAGAACATGAAGGCGGGCCGCAAAGAGTTGAGCATGATGATTGACATGGGGCCGGCACTCGAAGGCGCTTTCATGGGCATTGGCTTGGCGATTGGCGGACTTGTTGCCGGTACGATGACCATGACCGACGTATTTAGCCAAGCCGTTGTTGGTCTTGCCAACTTGCTTATTGATTTGGGCCAGCAGTTTATTGCCGCCGGTGTTGCCGCTGCTCAATTCTTTATCAGCTTAACCACGAACCCACTTGCAGCTGTTGCCGCCGGTGTTGCTTTGGTGGCTGCCGGCGCCATTATTAAGGGTTTAAGCAGTCGTATGACTTCGCAGCCGCCAGCACTGGCAAAAGGTGGATTGGCATTCGGTCCGACGATGGCCATGGTAGGTGACAACCGAAACGCTGGAGTTGACCCCGAGGTAATTGCACCGCTGAGTAAATTGCAAGCAATGATGGGCGGCCAATCCGTGCAGGTCACGGGCAAGATTTCAGGCCGCGACATATTACTCACCAGCGAACGCAACAGCATCGACCGCAACCGCGTAAGAGGATTCTAATGGCAGACGCAATTCGACTTTATGCAGAGTTTACCGACGATCTCGGAACCGATTGGCGTGTAAATATTCATGATGCTGATTTTGGCGGAACCGCTGCCGAGTTCAAATTAGGCGCCGACGGTTTTGTGCTGCGATACAGCGGTAACAATGAGGACCGATACCAGCCCGTGATTGGTAGCGAAGTGACGTTTACGCTGACGGAAGAAAACAGCACGCACAGCACGTTCATGGATTTGCTTGCTACAAATACAGAAGTTCGTTTTTCGGTAAGCATTCGCCGCGATCCTGACGGCACGGACGACTTTTGGTGGGGCGGCATTTTGTTGCCTGAGCAAATTATAAGGCCTTACGATTATTACCCGATACAGAATACGCTTACAGCGTCGGACGACCTCGGCAATTTGCAAAGCGTCAAGTACAACAACGACGGCACGGCGTACACGGGTATAGAATCAGCAGTTGAACACTTGTTAAACTGTTTGAATAAGGTGCGCACAACGCATCTGTGGAGCACAGATGATTTTCTTTATTACGTCAACGACTTTGACAGCACCGACTACACAGGAACGGACCAGCTTAACGACACACGCATAAGCCATTACGGACTTTATAACCCTAACGAAAACAACGTCAATGAATTTTACAGCGCCTTCGAAGTGCTGGAAAGTTTGGCGCGCGTATTTAATGCCCGCGTTTTTCAATCGCAGGGCAAATGGTGGTTCTTGCCCGTCGGTGCGCAGAAGTACAGCACGACGCTCACAGTAGAAGGCACGCAAAAGGACGGCACGGCAATCACGCAGCAAAGCGTAGCGGCGGCTAAATCGTTCGACAGTACGTTTGAACGTCTAAGAGGTTACGAGTATACCTATTTAGCGCCATTAAAGACCGTTCGACGAACGCGACGATACAACGGTAATTACCCTTTAATTTTAGACAACCTACATACAGAAAGCGAATTTGGCACGACGCTCAGTGATACGGACATTGATTACGTCAGCGGCACCGTCTTGGCCGTTAGTGGCACATTCAACTACACGTATGACGGTGACGGCACAAGCACAGAAAACGACCGCATTGGCCGTGTAGAATTGGAATTTGTTGTAAAAGTTGGCACCAAATACCTACAGCGGAATGTGACGTATACAGGCACGCAGAATATATTTAACGGCTTTGGTGACCCTGACGAATTCCCGTATGAATACACGACGCACGTATATGGTGACACCAGCTTGAGCAGCTCGGCGGCTACGTATACAATTGTCAGCCCCATCTTTGACGAACGCGACGGCGAAAGCCTGTCGATTCCTTTTCATATCGTTTTACCGGCATTGACGGCGCAGGAAAATGGACTCGACATCAGTGTAGACATTAACGGCATCGACGACACAGGCGCAGCAGATAGCAACCTAACGAACACCGCAAACGCCAGTTACAACATCGTAGTTTTGCGTGCCGACGTTTTAGAACCTGAAGGGTTGGGCGATGAGGTTTCATTCACTGCAACGAACAGCGACAGCGCCCGCGCAGATTTAGATCAAGGTTTGGTGTTGTTTGGTGATTACAACACGGTAAATGCTGACGGCACGATAAGCTTTATTGAAGGCGCCACGCAGACATTTAGCACGTCGTGGCAGTCGCTCAATTACACCGGCACGGGATTAAGTATTAACCGGCTCGGCGTGCAGGAAATTCTCGGCGGTCAAGTAAAGCCGACGCGAGTACAGCGGGGCGATGTTTACGGCTCACCAATTTACATGTGGCAAGTCATTGACGACGCCGACGGCGATTACGCATTATTCGAAATGACGTTCACGGCTCGCAGCGTTATGAATCAGCTCGAAGCCTTTTTAATTGAACGCGACGTTACAATAGTAATCACTGACCAAGAGGGAACGCACGACGTAATTACACCGATAACGGAAGCGGAAATATTGCGTTCGGCTGCTGCTTTCGATGTTACGAATAGAATGTTAGGTATTGGTTATGAAGGTTACGGCAGCCGCGACCAGCGTTCAAACCGTGAAATAGGTCACAATCCATCGGACCGCACGACGGTCGGTGATACCGATTTGCACATCTTCAACACGTGGAAAGGCTCAAACGGCGCGGCTACCATTGCACTGCCACCTATTGCCGAAAGTCACGGGCGAATCATACAATTTCATTCCGACAGCACGATAAGCGCAAACACGTACGTTAGGCTTGAGCCAGCCACGGGCGATACTGGCGTCACGATTGACGGCGGAACGTATTACGACTTCAACCGCGCTTACGATGGAATTACTATCTTAGGCCACACGGATGACAACTGGTATATCATACAGAAAAAGGAGAAATGATTACAGAAATTTTAATTGCTGTAGTGCCAGTTTTGGCTGGTTTAATTGGCGTTTGGGTGAACCTCAATAGTACGGTGGCACGCCTCAAAAGTCGCGTGATTCAGCTCGAATTATCGCAGGACGATTTCAAACGCGACATCAAAGAGCTGTTAGCTATGGTGCATGACATTCAAATTATGATTGCGAAAATGCATCACGAATGATTTGGATTATCTTGGCCACCGTGTTCGCCAATATGGTATATAAGGCCCGTGAATATGGCCGCGCCGATATTGCCGACCTTATCATATTTGTCGCAGCGTTAGGAATCGTTTTTCTATGAGATACTTTCAGCCTGAAGAGTTCGATTGTAAGTGCAGCAAATGCCGCACCAATAACGAAGGACGCGGCGCTGAAATGATGGACGATTATTTCTTGCAGATGCTGGACGACGCCCGCCACAAAGCTGGCGTACCATTCCGCATCACGAGCGGTTACCGCTGCATCGCTCACAATCGTAGCATCGCGGGAAGCGTCAAGGATTCCGCACACACCAAAGGGTTGGCTGCCGACATTGCTTGCAGCGACAGCAGGACACGCGGCTACATCATCGGCGCTCTTTACGAAGCTGGATTTAATCGCATCGGAATCCATGAGCATTTTATCCATGTCGACGACGACCCCAGCAAGGACGCCGATGTAGTTTGGCTATACAAAGAATGAAGATAAATCAAATCAGCCGCACCGTTCACGAAGTGAAAGTAGAGCGCGCGCCGCAGCGTATGCTGTTTATTTCCGACGTGCATTACGACGCTATGAAGTGCGATCGTGCAATGTTAAAGCGACATTTGGACGAAGCCAAAGCAACGGAATCTCCCGTATTTATTTTCGGTGACTGGTTCGATTTAATGCAGGGCAAATGGGATCCGCGCGGAACGTATAGCGACCTTCGACCAGAATACAAAAGCATCACGTACCTCGATGATGTAATAGAAGACTCTGCCGAATTCCTTACCAAGTACAAAGACGTCATCCGATTTTTTGGACGCGGCAACCATGAAACCAGCATTGAGAAGCGGATGCATACCAGCCCGCTCGACCGCGTGGCGTACATCGTAAACAAGAACGGCGGTAATATCCAAGTAGCAGGTTACAGCGGCTGGCTATGGATGCAGATTTATCACAACGGCAAGCGCCGTAGCTCGACCTTTGTACATTATCATCACGGAATGGGCGGATCGGCGCCTCGCAGCAAGGGTGTGCTCAGAGTTGACATTGACCAAATGCAGTTTAAAGATGCCAGCCTAATCGTGCGCGGCCATACGCATCAGAAGTGGCATTTGCCCGTTACGTCCGATCGCATCAGCCGCTTTGGTAAGCTGTATCAGGACAGCGTACACCATTTGCAGCTTGGCAGTTACAAGATGCTGGGCGACCGTTTTGCAGGCTGGGCGACTGAAAAAGGATTCAACACGCCACGGCTTGGCGGTTGGTGGGTTACCTTGCACAACTCTAACCACGATTTGCCGTATTGGAAAATAGAGGAAGCGCAATGAAGCCACGGTATGGCATACGGATCAGCAGCCGCGTTGTAATTCTCACCCCTCAGCGCGTTTACAAACTGCCCGTAAACCGTCGCGGCTGGTTACAGGGAATTAACGAGCGAGCTGCATGGGATGAGCATAAGCAAAGCGGATACCTTGCACCGCTAATTTGGTCGCTTGGTGGCGTGGTTTGTATGCAGCGCGTAAGACCCACGCAATACGTGCCGCCGCAAATGGTTTTAAATGTAAAAATGCAGATACCAGCACTGAACATTGCCAATTGCGATTTGTGGAACGTGGCGAACTGGGGCGAATATCAAAACCGCAGGGTATTGCTTGACTACGGAATAAGCGAACAGGTGGCAGCGATGTATTAAGTACCTTGCACCAAACTTTGAAACATGAAAGAACTGTTTTTTACTTACTGGGCCGAGATTGTTTTGGCCATTCTTACAGCGGCGGGCACGATTACCGCGCTCACAGAAACCGAGAAGGACGACAAGGTAGTAGACGTCCTAAAACGGATTGTTAACGCAGTAGTTTTAGGCCGCACAAAGCGACGGAATAAAGAATAACGCTTATATTTGGCCTGAGTCCATTCAAACAAATGGTTTTGGGTTTTTGTTTTTCATTGGAAAGGCGGTACTGAGCAGGCGGTACCGCTTTTTTTTGTGCTAAATGTTAGGAAGTATGTTCAAACCATTGTACAATTGCACAGAAAACAATACACAATGGAAGACCAATACCGAATCAAACTCAGCGACACCATCGACATGGTGGTAACGTACTACTTTGACCGAGGCGAGGACGGCACGTACGACACGCCGCCCGAATGGATGGAGTTTACAATCCTGCACGTTAGCCTTTGGCAAAAGAACCATGACAGCTACAATCACATTCAAATCACGGACGTAGATGATCACTGGTTGACATGGAATGAGAAAGCAATTGAAACAGAAATCCTAAAACAGTACGGAATATGAAAAAGCCCATCTGTGTACGATCTAGCGTACACGTTAAACAAACCACCGATTTTAACCATTGGCAGCAGGAGCTGAGAGAGGAACGCGAATTCCTGCGACTAATTGACAATTTCCGCGCCCAACTTATAGCAGCACGAATGAAATGAGCGCAGTACAGGAACTCAAAGCACTATCGGAGCGATACGAGATGCGCGCCGACCACTTCCACAAAGACCCACGCGGCTTTGTCATCATGACGCGTCGAGGCGTGGAACACGTACAAGCGAAAATAAAAGCCGTGGTGACGTTTTCTACCGTGCCTGAATGGTCTGACCCCAGCGACGGGAGATATTGCGTTAAAGCATACGCAAAATGCGAAATTGGGCAAGTGGAAACATTTGGCGAGGTGAGCAAATCAAATAACCGTAACGCGTACCCGATTGCGATGGCTGAAAAACGGGCGTTATCGCGTGCCATTTTGAAGCTGGCAGGTTTTTACCAGCTGGAAGTTTACGGCGAGGATGAAGTAGAATGAGCCTCGACGAATTTTTTGACAGCTTAGAAGCCGATCAACACGCACGGCAGGAGCAGCTAAAAGATTACGCGCTGCAATTGCTGGAAACGTCCACTATGCGCGACGACGATGACGGCTTAGAGGACGAAATAATACAAACCCAACCGACGCGAGAACGATGGCGTGAGATATTCCAGCGGTTGCAGCTCAACCAATTACGCTGCATCGACTTGCACGGCTGGGGCAAATTTGAATTTAACCAATCATATAAAGAACATGGAATTGATAATTGAAGGCGTGATCCGCCGAATCTGTAAGCCGTTCGAACACAGCAGCGGATTTCGTAAATGCGAGGTGCATATTGAAGTCCAAGACGGTGAGTATAGCGAAATCATACCCGTTGAATTCTTGAAGGATTTGACAGATGAAGCTTTAGGCTTGACCGTAGGCGCGCCAATTAAAGCAAGGTGCAACGTTCGCGGTCGTGAATGGGAAAAGAAAGTTGACAAACTGGGGAATCCGTTGCCGCATCCTGAAACGGTCATATTTGTTTCGTTTCCCGTTTGGAAGTACGAGCTGCCCGATCCGAAAAGCATTCGCGAAACGGTAATTGAGGACAGCAAGAAAAATGAACCCGCAGCCGACGATATGCCGTGGTAGTGTACAGGATAACCTTACCCGAGGCAAAGAGCCGCGTAAGTTTTGAAGACCCGTTAAGCATGATTCGCTACGTAGACGATTTAAACGTTAAAGGCATAAAGTGGGAACTGAAAATAGAAGACAATGGAAATGAATTTGAAAATGTACCTCCAGCACCATTTCGGCAGCCTGAAAGCGTGCGCTGAACTGATTGACGTTAGCCGTGGTACGTTGCACAATTACGTTACCAAGGATCCAGATGGCGTGCTGCGATACACCAGCCGCATGATGCAAAATGAAAACATAAAGCCGCAGGAACTCATCCAAGCGGTAGAAACAACCAAAACCCAAATGAATGATGCACTGGCAAATGCTTACTGAAAAAGAGATGGCTTTGGCTTACGACATAGGCCGCGAAGTCATTGAAAAAAACATGGCGAACAATCACACCGGAAACAACCGTTTGAGCAAATACGCGGGGTATGTGGGTCAAATTGCAGCCATGAAGTTTTACAATGCTTTGAACGTGGATGACTACGAATACGACTTAAGCCATAACGGTCAACGTTTGGAAGTCAAAACTAAGGTTCGAAGCGTATTGCCGAATGCGGGTTTTTCGTGTTGCGTATATGCCAGCAACGCCGAACAGCTATGTGACGCATACGTTTTTTGTCAAGCCATGCGTAACCCTGACGACAAAACGAAGCTTCTGCATGGCGCATACATTTTAGGCTGGGTGAGTCGCGAAGATTATGAAAGGCGATTTCACTATGTGGCGAAAGGTGATTTCGACGATGACAGAGAGGAGCCTGCTGACTGCTTCAAAATACGGATTGGCGAATTAAACGCACCGCAAAAACTAAATGAAGCGTAAGTACTTGAGCATTCCTATCGAAATATGGAACCTGAGCGAGTTGCACCCAAATGAACGGGTGCTGCTTGCTGAGGTCGCCAGCTTCGACGATCAGAACAAAGAATGTTTTGCAGGAAATGAGTATTTCGCGACGCTTTTGAACGTATCAGAAGCCACGGCAAGAGGTTACATAAGCAACCTAATTGCGCGCGGTTTTCTCATCAGAGAAGGCAGCAGATACAATCGGAGACTGCGTAAATCTGCGCAAACGAATGCGCAAAATAGCGCAAACGAATGCGTAAAATCACGCAAACGAGTGCGTAAATCCACGCAAACGAGTGCGCAGAATTCAGCACATACTAATATATCTACTAATACATCTACTAATACATTTACTAAAAGCGCACCACCTACGGTTGTGCTGCCTTTTGAAAGTGATGAATTTCGAAACGCATGGAATGAATGGAAAGAGTACAAGCGAACAGATCACCGATTCAAATACAAAACCGCCCAAAGCGAACAGCGGGCACTAATGAAACTACAAAATGAATACACCGACCAAAACCAAGCCATCGACGCTATCCATCGAGCTATTGCAAACGGTTGGAAAGGATTGGTATTTAAGCAGCCCAAAAACGGCAGAGCTAACCGCCCAAGAGCGCGAGACCTTGAAAATAGCGTCAACCAACAGAAGCTTGCGGAGTTTGCAAGAACTGGACGCATCACAACTGACCGTCGAGATGTGTTTTAAATGCACCAACGTCAAAACCGCGCTTAAATACAACGAAGTGCCTACACGCGCTGCGCTGACGGCCATGATTACACGAACCGTCAAATTTATCGACGCCAATAAGACGCTTTCGACGCCTGAAGAAATC